CATTATGCTTCCTGAAAACCAAATTTGTCCAGAATCTTCTAAAGCTTTCCATTGTTCTTCGGAATAAAATTGGTACCCTTCTACTTCACTTGGGTCAGTTCCTGTAGGTGCATCAGATATATTACTTATGTCATCACCTAATGTCCAATAAAGCACTACTCCACTAGTAGGGTCAGTATATGCTAGGTATAATTCCTCTCCTACTTGTATTAATGTGGTACCTTTTGGACCGTAATCTATGCTATAACTCATTTATCTCCAAATAATTTATTAAATCCCCTGCTTATAGTATCAGAAATTTTCATTTTTGTAACGGCTAAGTCAGGAAACATCTTTTCCCAACCTTCTAATTCAGGATATCTTTCAAGTAACCATTCATCTTTCCACCATCCAGGTGATGCTTTTATAATAAAATCAAATACTTTATCGCCAGCTTCCTTACGATTAGTTTCCATTTTTTCTTCTAAATCTACAATATGATTTTCAAAACCTTCTGTATCTCCTGTTAATAACATAGCTTGTGCAGTTTGAGGAACAGTTAAAGAAGCTATTCCACCAGCAAAACCTTTACCTATTAAAGCTGCAGCAAGAACTGTAAGTTCATATCTTACCCAGTAATAAGCTAATCTTGCTGCTCCAGCTACACCTGCCATTCTTAAAGCACTTTCTAAAAATTGTTCCATAGGAACTATGGCATAACCAGGAAGATTTCTTATTATTTCGTCACTAAATTTACTACCTCCTAACAACTTAGGTAGTTTATTTAGATTAGTTTGAACATTTTGTGCTTCTGCTGCACCTAAAGTATTTGAACCAAAGGTATCAAATCTTGCTTTAAATTCATCAAAGTTATCAATATCATCTCTTGCACCACTAGCCCAAGAAGGTCTATATAATCCTTGTCCTGAATAATTCACTTCACTTGGAATACCAAACATATTTGCTGCTTTAACTCCAGCTTCATCAAATCCACTTTGTCCACCAGATATAACTTTTCCTGTTATAGGTTGGTCTCCTATTATTTCTTTAACTTTTTGGAATACTTCAATTAATTCATTATCAATATCTACTTGAGATATTTCTTTTGTAAAACCTACAGAACCACGTCTAGTAGATTTATATGCTCCATGACCAGCAATGTTTACAGTTAAACCATCTAATAAATCTTGTGCTATTGCTTTTGCTAAGTCATCTTTAGAATTTACCATTCTTCCAGTATCATCAACTACTACTTGAGCATAATATTTTCCAGCATCTTTAGCAGAAGTTTTTGTTGCTCCGCTACCAACTTCACCTTTTGTAAAATCATAAGTCTTATCAGCAGTAGACGCATTATACCTTGTTCTACTTACATAATCTGGATTAGGGTCTACTTGATTAAATTTTATTTTTGTAGATGTATCCATATTATTAAGAACATTAGTTAATGCTTCTGCTTGATTAACTGTTTTATTAGGGTCACCAGCAAATGAATCAACTAACTTATAACCTTCATCTACTTTGGCTTTTAATTTTGCAGCTGCTTCAGGATTTTGTTCAACCCACATTGACCAAAGTTTTTCATATTCAGCTTTACTTTCTGTATAAGATTTACCATATAAAATACTTCTTCTTGAAGGAGGTTTACCTTTACCAGACTTTTTTATTTCTTTTTGCCATACATCTTCTATAGTTCTACCAGCATATGGTCCTTCTTGAAAGGTAGCATTTAATGCTGAGAATTGTTTACCTAAATCATCACCTTTAGTAGATACTTCAAAAGTTTTATCAGGAACAACTTCAGTAACTTCACCAGCTAAAGCTCTAGCTTTATTGGCTGCTACTCTTTGTTTAACTTCTTCTTTTCTAGCAGCACGTCTAAGTCTTTCTTTTTCAGGATAAAGTTCATCGTCATAACCTGGCGTAAATTTTTGACCTAGTGCCTCATTAAATTGCTTTAACACTTCTATCCACGTTGGCCAGTAATATATTTCATGTATTGTTCTTGAACATCTCTAGAAGTTGCTGCATTTTGTCTAAATTCTGAATCTTTTTCTGCTTCTGCATCTATCTCATCTTTAGCAGCTTCAATTGGATTTTGTACATTAAAAGCACTTTGTAATTCAGGAACATCTAATTGTACAAATTTAGTACTTGGTTCTTCTGTTATAGGGTCAACTGTAGCTACTTCTTTATGTGTTTTATATACTTCATTTGCTCTTATATATTTATCTTGTGCAACTAAAGCTGTAACATAATCAGACCAACCTATTCCTATTTCATCTATAAATTCTTGTTTTCTGGCATCACTCATATTTGTACCATATATCCCTCTCCAATAGTCATCTAAATCTTTTTCTAAATCTAGATTTGAAGGTCTTACGTTTGATGCACGAATTGCTTCAGCTGATTCTCTATCTAATGTTGCTTCTTCTGATTTTTTAAGTTCTAAAAAGTTTTGTAAAGCAACAATAAAAACTTGTCTATCTGAAATAAAAGCATCACTAAAACCTTCATCCATAGTAAGTCCACCTAATAAAGCATTTAACCCTTGACCTTTACTTACATCTACTTTGGCTTCATTAACTTTATCTACAAAGTTATTTCTTTGTATACTACCGGGATAGTATTCTTCCATTTCATTTACTGCATAATTTAAAACTTCTAATATTAATGCTTCGGTAATAGGACCTCTAACACCATTTACTTCCATCCCTAAATCTTCTGTATCTATATATCCAAAATCAATTGCTTTTTGTTGTATTGCTGCTAATTGATTTCTATTTAATGTGTCATAAAAAGATTCATAAAAATCATTAGAATCAAAAAAATCATCTATTTTAAATTCAACAGTTTTAGGTTCCCCATTTTCAAAGATTACTTCACCTTTTTCATCTTTAGCTACAAAAGTTCTTTTATCTTTTGTACCTCCTGCAACATTTCCTCTCCAATCCTCACCATAAGCAGACCCTCCACTTACTGATTGAAATCCATTATAAGTTGCTATAAATGACGCTTGACCACTTTCACCTTCAGTTAAACTAGTTAACATACCTTTTAAAGTATCTACATTATCAACTGTTAAGTTAAAGCTACCTGGACTTTCAAATACTTTATCAAGTTCTACTCCAAGTGATTCTTCTATTATTTGTCTATCTTCTGGGCTTAATGGCATTAACTATCTCCAAATCTCTGTCTTTGCTGACCTAAATAACTATTATACTCTAAAATATCTCTATCGCCTGAAAACATACGTATTATCACATTTTGATATATAGGCATAAAATCAGGATACTCTGCAATTACCATAAACGCTGCATCTGATATTCTTTTTCTCCAAAGAAAAGCTTCTTCATTATTAGATGTTAACCACCAAGTAGAAGAATTAGATTGGCTTAACTCTCTAGAAGCTTCTTCAGCTTCTAACCAATATTCATAAAACTCATTAAATCCTCTACCTGCTTCATATTCTTTTGGAAAATCTAATGTTGTCCATCTATCACGCATTTCTTTAAATCTATCTTGTACTGTAGCTGGTTCAGTTTGACCGTAAGATGCTTGGAAACCAGGATGTGATTCAGTTAAAGCTAATCTAAATGCTTTATCCAGATACTCTTTTTCTGCTGCAGAAATCTCTCCATTTATTACTTGTTGTTCTGTTTGTTTTTTAAATTGGTCATATTTGAACCAAGCAACAGTATCATTTGCACTTAATAAATAATCATTAGGATTTAATGTAGCTTGCCATATCATATCTGCATATGTTCTTTCTGCTTCAGGATTTTCTTGATTTAACATATGATAAGTTAAAGGCAATTGGATAATCTCATCTTCATGTTCATCTTTCCATATTTTTAATTCTTGACTAAAGACAGCAGCTTCTGGGCTTTTATCTTTAGTACTTGTAAGAATATATCCATGGTCAAGACCAAATCTAACACCAAACTCTTCAGCAGCCATTCTATGGTTACCACCATATTTTTGTACTAAATCATCATATTCTTTTGCTAATACAGCTGTTGACCACCACTTACCAGATTTATCTTGTACAGAACTTCTTAATACAAAAGAAGTTACTTGAGAAAACTGAGTTAAACCTCTTGTAAGAGCAAACCATCTAGCTTCATGTGCTGAGTACATCATTAATGCTTCATCTAAAAATTTCATACTTAATTCACCTTTAGCATATTCATAAGGTTTATTTTGATTTTCTAAGAACCATTGTTGTAATTCTTCAGTACTTTTAACTGCTCTAACACCATCCCAGTTAGGCATTAAATGTTTAATATATTTATCTAGTTTTCCTTCTTCTAACCATATTCTATCTTGACCAGTTATTTTAGCATTTTCCCAAAACTCAATAGTTGTTTCGGCACGCATTGAATTTAATTTATTATCCATATCCCAATATAAGAAATTATTATCAGGGTCTACATAAGTATCAGATATCTTTTCTCTTATTATATCTGTTGGGTCACCTGCTGCAGCAAGTTTTTGTATCCATGGAATATCCCAAAATTTAAAAGCTTCTGCAAAAGATTCAGGAGGAGGAAAGTTACCAAAAAATTCATCTTGAAATTCTTGATTAAATCCAACCATTTGTCCAAATTTACTATCAAATAATTTATTCATAGCAAATTGCATCAAAGGTTGTGAAGCAGGAAATCCTTGTGTACTTACCATGTTAACTCCACCAGCAAAACCAGTAGCAGTTGCTCTAAATCTAGTATCATCACCAAAAGCTAAATCAGAATGCATAGGTTGCCAAGGATAAACAAATACAGTTTCTCCTGTTAATGGGTCTTCTTCCCATCTACCTTGTCCATAATAAGAGTATGTACCACCCATACTTTCTAATCCCTGAGAAGCATTGTTAACTGCTCTAAGTGTATAAGGGTTTTCTATTGCACCTTTAGCCCACCTTTTACCCATTTCAATAAATACTTCTGGGAATGGGAATATATTTCTTGTTACTTCAGATATTCTATGTCTATTCTTTGTATCATATAAAATATCTTTCATGTTCTGAACTGCAAAAGAATTAGCAAAGTTGCTCCAACCTTCATAATTATTTTGATTTCCAGATTTTAATAAAGCTGTTCCTTTTATATCATCTAACATATATTTAGGTATATTTGCAGCTTCAGCTTCTGCAATAAATTTAGCTTGTAATTTTTTAGTAAATTTATGAAAGTTTCCGGATATCAATAACCATCTATATTGTTTAAATATAGGACCTCTATTTAATCTTGCTGTCGGAGATTGCAATAAAAATTCAAACCAATTTCCATATACATCATTAACATTATCAACAAAATCTTGAACCCTGCTTTGAGCTAACTTGCTAGGTGTTATTGCATAACCAAAATCATATATTTTATTACCTGTTACTTCATCTGTTAATCCAATAAATCCTTCAATAGCTTCTTTTAATTTTTTTTGATTCATTGGTTTAGATTTTTCGTAAGGATTAAATGTTCCAAAATCTTCCCACCTATTACCTAATTGAACTACATTTCCATTTATATCTGTAAACCTACCAGTAGCTAAACCTTTTCTTAATTCAGCTGAACCCAAATAAGGATAAGAAATATCATGCATAGCTTCTCCAGCATTAATTCCTTCATCTATATAAAAATAATGATTACCTTCTTTCATAGGCATACCTGTTCTCATACGTATTTCATTTTCTCTTGCAAATAAATATTTAAGCCAATTATCTTGTTTACGTATATCTATAACTTTATTAGCTATATATTGTTGTCCTGATTTAGCTATTAATTTTTCCCTTAATTTAAGAGCTTCAGGAGTTTTAGACCATGCAATAATTTTTGAAGGGTCACCATTTTCTATTCTTGCTAATGCTCTTATGATGTCATCATTAAACAAGTGAACATATTGAAATATATATCCATCTATAGCTAATGGATTTTCAGGACTTATAGGTAGATAATTTATCATGTTTTTATTAATACTTGCTGTACTAAAACCGTCTATTGCAAACTGTGCATTTATAGCATCGTAATAATATTGCGATTGCATAATCTCATCAATGTCTTCACCACTATCAATTAACCACTCAGTAAATTTTCTTATAGGACTACGTTTAGGCATATAACCATAACTATGTAACCAGCCAAAATATCTATTAGGTGTAAGACTTAATGCACCATAAAGTTGTGGAAACACAGCAAAAAATAATTGTTCTTCAAGTAGTACTCTAGAAGTTAAGGCAGGTTTAGTAATTAAGAAAGGTTTTAATAAATCATTCATCCAAAAACCTAATACAAAATCTAATGAACCACCTTCTGCGCCTGATGTTTGTATTCTAAAGTTAGCTTTACCATCTTTCTTTAAATTTTTAATTTTTTCATTAGCTGCTCTAAATACACCACCTTCTGTTAATTCTTCAGTAATATCAAATATTTCACTCATAACTCTATTTAATGCTCTGTTATTAGTAAGTGGCGCTCCTTGATTAGCAGCATCTGATATCTTTGTTAAAGATGGTATAAAGTCTATTTGTCCACTATCTGGGTTTACTCTTCTTGCAGTCCAAGAATCAGGCATCATATTTCCTTTAGGGTCACTGAAATAGTTAGCAATTCTACCTTCTTTTTTAAATTTCTTTTCTACATACCTTTGAATAATTTTAACTTTCTCAATACCTCTTCTCCTACCTATCATTCCAATATCTTGTATAAACAATTTTTGAGCAAAATCATTTACATTATTAATGGTATGTTTCATGTTATAAAATTCTTTTAACAACAAGTCAGCTGTTCTAGTTGCGTATCCTGTAGATACCATATGATTTACTATTGTTCTATAAGCATCATTTCTATTTGTATAAGATATAGATGTTTGAGGTTGTATAGCAAATCTTTTCTTCCACCAAGGACTCATGCCTTGTGTTAATTCAGAATAAAAACCTAATCCTCTTCCTACAGCCATTTCTCCTGTTTGTTCCCATAATCTATAATCATCTTTAGTTATAACTTTTGAATCATCTGTTATCTTTGTTTTAGACATATTTATATTTGATGACTTATAACGTCTGTTTATATTTTGCCAAGCTTCATCTGTAGTACGTAAAGCAGTATTAATTGCTCTACCAGCCATTGAACCTAAGCTAGGTATTACTACATCTTTACCAGTCATGTTTCTTGCTACATTTTGTGTTAAGTATGAACGACCTTTAGGCAATTTACTTAATGCAAATACTTCATCCATTTTATTTAAACGAATACCATTTCCATAAATTCTTTGAAATAACTTTCTCATAGATTCTTTGTTATCTATATTTATCATTATTTCGTGTATCTTTTCAGGAAAGTTTCTAGTAAAAGAATCTTGTAACAATGCCATACTTGATTTATTATTAACCCACCTATCTAAATCACCACTACTATCTAAAATATCTACTAAGTCGTCTCCTGTCTTTGCAAACATTCTTGGAGTCCAACCAGCAATTAAACCCCATTCTTTTCTTAAAGAAGCTGTTTTTTTTCTAGCTTGTTTAATTTGTTTCCTTAAAGGCTTAGTCATTTTTGCTTGATAATCAGTAAATGTTTCTAAAAATTCATCAACATTATCTATATGTTTACCTGTTACCGGATTAGCTTTATTCTTTTTAACCCAATCTTGAATAATATTTTTCTTTTTAACAGGACTAAATAATTCTTCTTTATCAAACTCTGTTAAAACATTTCTTGTTTTAGATAATTTATTTGCTTTCTTTAAAGTATTAACAACTTTATAAAAACCTAATTCTGAAACTATTCTTAATGTTCCATCAATCCAACCAGACATTGTATTGTATTGGTCTGAACCAACTTCAAATTTTAAACCAGCTTGATATCTTCCATGAGAAAATGGAACTTTAGTTCCCATTATTTCATTAATATTATATTGACGATTTTGTTCATATGCTTCTGCTAGTTCTGGTGTATATATAAATCTACGTCCTGACCATATATCTATTTCATTAGGTTTTTGTATAGATGTCCAATTAATTTCTCCTTCAGCATTAGGTTTAACAATAGGAGTTCCTTTCCATTCATAAAATAATCTAGTTGCTTCTGCTTTTGAAAAACCTTGTTGCATTAACTCTGCAACTTCTTCAGAGCCTTCTGCCATAACAGATTCAACAGTTAACCAATTTTTTGTATTTATATTTACAGGTTGTCCTCTTTTAACTTGATTCATCATTTCTAATACGTAAGGAGAACCTCCAACATCTTTAGCTTCTCCTAGAAATTTCATCCATTCTCTAGTTTCTTCTAACCAATTTTGTTTAGTACCAAAATCAGGACTTTCTTTTAATATCACAGAATCATCAAAATCAATAGGTACATATTTTTTTGCGTACTCTAATGATTTACCTTCTTCCATGTATCTATCTAAAGCATTCATTTGTTGTGCATAAGCAAAGACTCTTCCTGCAAATTGTGGTTTATTATCTGGTAATAAAAATTGACCTCCAGGAACATTAACTAATAATTTTTGCATAGGGTTTAAATCATCTACATTTCCTTCTAGAAGGTCCCATTCTCCAGTTTCTTTATTATATTTAATCTGGTCATTTTCATATTTACCTATAAAGTGTGGTGTGTATTTAACTAAAGTTTCACTTAAACCTTCAGCTAAAGCCATAGTCCACAAAGTAAATGTTCTTACAGGAGTAAAGAAAGTTCTTATATCTTTTTTTCTTTCATCAAAATATTCTTGAACTGGATATCTATCATCTTCTTTACCACTTGTTGTAGAAAAATAATTGTTATACATATCATCAGAATATGGTTTATAGTGATGTTGTTCTTTTATATTCTTATAATCATTAGCTTGTTGAGTTACTTGTAATTTTACATACTCATCTACTATGTCTTGAAAACCTTGTGAGTCAACAGGAGTAGCAGTTTCTTGTGCCATAGGCATTAATAACTCTGCAGGTAACTGAGGATATCTTTCTGTTAATGCTTCAAATCTAATTTGAAACTGAGGGTTATTATCTAAGAATGCGTCAGCTTGTTCAATCCTTTGAGATTGTCTAATTGCTTCTTGTGCAACCTTTTTTTCTTCTAAGAAGTTCCACACTAGAGGAACCGTTGAGATTGCCTTGCACTTCTCAAAGCTGTTAAATAAGGATTAGGATTATCTCTATTTCTAGCATCCATTCTTTCTAGAAGTATATCCATATCATCTACCATTTCATCTGCAATACCATCACGATTAATATCAATCATATTTCCTGTAGTTGCTTTTCTATATGGTAGTTCGGTTTGACTCCAAAGTTTTTCAGACATTGGTTGACCTGGTACTTCAATAGGTTGTACTGCAGGTAAACCATCAACTGCTTGTTGACCTCCTACAAAATCTGCGTTAGCACCATAATCAGCATCAGGTAAACGTCTAATTGGTTGTTTAGCATTAGCTGGACCACCGTCTGTTCTGTTTGCACCAGGTCCTGCTCCTGGACCAGTTGGTGCTACAAATGCTGGTTTAGCTGGTTGTCTAGCTCCTCCTCTTCCTGGTCTTATTTTACCCATGAAATTCCTTTGTTATTAAAACTATTACTCCAGGCATCGGAGTGATAATTTGTATTACAGATTCACTAAGAATATCTATTTCGTCCATAACTCCATATTCTTCGTAAACTAAATCCCAGAATTCTACGTCATAATAATCTTGCATATTGTTATATTCCAAACGCTTGTTCCATTGTTGGTACTCCACCTTGTCCTCCTAATTGCTGTTGCATCATTTGTTGTTGTATCATAGCTTCTTCTTCAGGTGTCATCTGTGGCTCTTGTGGAGTATAGAACTGCTTCATAATATCTGTTATAGCAGATGGATACTCATAAATAGCTATTGCAGCCATTGTAGCCGCAGGGTCACCTTGGGCAGACCTTGCTAATATACTGTCAAACAATACTTGTTCAGCTTTATTTTTTCTAATTCGTTCTTGTACTTTTGCTATGTTTTCTAAACCATCAATGTTATCTTGTAAGGTTTCTACGTCTATAACACCTGCTTGTAACAATTGCAAGCCAGTGACTATTTTTTGTGGTTCATCAAATCCAGCCATAACTCCATAGATACGTCTGGTCTTAAAGTCACCACCAATATCTTTTAATGGAGAATAGTTTTCAGAGAAAGCTGCACCATTTAAGAAACCTGCCATAGGTTTTCTGGATATCTCCTGAGAGTAAGATAGAACTACATCCATCTCTAATCTCTTACTATCCATTTCTTGTAAAGCATTTTTAATTACATCTCTATATTCACTTATCATTAGAGACATAGTGCTATTCAATTCTGATAACCCAGCACCGGTAACAAAAGAGTTAGGTGACTGTGAGTCATCAGTAACAGGATATCCACCTACCATACGCAATTGTCTTTCTAATCTATCAATTTGTTGGAACAACTGATACGGTATGTTATTCATTGGTTTAGAAACATTTGTACCAGGAGCTAGATAATTTACCGCAAATCTGCCTTTTCTGTATTGTCCGGATTCTATCTCTCCCGATATGTTAGTTTCTGTAAACACAGAATCTTCCATAGCTATAGCTGACATAATATTAATTTTTGCCATCATAGCCATAAGACCAATCACATGGTCGTATTGACCTTTAAGCTGGTCAAAGGAAACTTTCTTCATAAATACAAATGGTGGAGTAGAAAGAACATTTGGAATGAAATCTAAAATCATATTCTTTTCTGGGAATACTACATAAGTACCACCTAAGTCATAGTATTCAATTATTCTTACACCTGAGTATGTATTATCTTCCCAACCTTGTTCTCTGTTATTTTCATAAGATAAAAACGGTGTTGCAGTATCTGGTGTAGTTTCTTCATCATCATCTACTTTTAAAATTTCTTTAGCAAACTCAGGATAGATTTGAGCTAGTTTATATCTAGGTACTCTACGTAGTACTGCTAATTCTCTTGGTTGTTGGTCAGGTCCAAAGTTTCCTGGGAAAGTATCATATGGGTCTCTTAATTCAGCACTAGGATAGTAATGTCCATTAGTATCTCTTTTAGTTGTTATTACCCATGCACAGTAACCATAACCAGGTAACCATCTAGCTGCTTGTTGCAACTGAGTTAATAAATTTTGTTTCTCATCATAGTTGGTTACAATTCGTTCTAATTTCTCTGCACGTATTTTACTTGCTTGTGAATCGTTATCATTAGGAACATCTACCCTAACTTGAGGTATTCCAGATACTTTTTGTGCAAGTCGGTCAATACCTGACTGCAACATGTTAGGAGCTGGTAATAAATCAGCATCTGTGGTTTCCATTGTGTTACCAAGTAAAGCTTTAATACCATCTGCTCCACCATTTAAAATAGCTTTAATTCTAGCTTTTTGTACTTGTCTTTCTTGTACTAATTTACCTGATGTAAGTTCAGCAGCATTTTTGACTATTTCTTGATAACTCTTAATATCTAAATTTTCTATGCCCATGGTGCATTACTACTTTCATCCATCTTATACTCTCCGTAACTTGGTTTATAATCTAACCCCATATCAGCAGCATGCTCTTTTTGCAACCGCCTAAAAACCTTCATAGGAAACCAACTAGCCATAACTATATCAGTTTTTTCCTTATTTCTCTTAGAAACAGGTTTTCCATCAAAGTATAACAGTTGTTGTCGATATTTCTGTACTTTAGCATTAGATTCCCCATCTCCAACAGGAAGGTGTATTCTTCTATTCTCAAATAAATCTGCCATAGCACCAACACCATAAAGAGGGTCGTGTTTATTTTTTCCAGTCATGTGTCCTTGAACTTGTATACCTGCACGTAATGTAAATTCTTTTATGTTTGTATCTTGTCTAATAGCAGTTTGAAAACCATTTTCTTCTACTATCCAATGTCTACAATCATACTTATGTACCCAATCAGACATTTGGTCAAGTGCTGCTCTAACACCACCACCACGTCTATTTTCTAAATCTACTAAATACAGTTCTCCTCTGTATTGGTCTATACCCCACAATACACATGCTTGGTATCCACTTGATGCAGGGTCAAGACCAGCAACTAAATGAAGATTCTTATACACTTGTCCTAAAACTAAATCAGGTCGCATACATTGGTCAATCATATTCATTGTAAAGATTTGTGTACCTTCTACATATGCTTGATTGTAATAAACCATTTCGAATGTTTGTCTACCACCTGTAGATTCAGCAGAGTTTAATCTTGACTGTAACCATTTGTAAGTTCTTTTAGTAGGCCATAACATACACTCAACATGTTCCTCTACAATATGGTCTGGTATTTCACATTCTATCTTATGTGCTGTTTCAACAATAGAAGTAAAGTTATCTGATTCTAAAAGATGATTATATAAATCATCAGGATGCTGTCTTGAACCAATAACTATTACAGCAGTATGTTCCTCTTTACGACTTGATAATGTTGTTGTCCACCATTGTCTTGTTGATTCTCTTGCAGCAGGTTGCATAGTTGTTTGATGGTCCTCAATGTCGTCTGCAATTATTAAGTCACAGTCTCTTGATAATATCTTTCCACCTTTACCAACAGCTACCATAGTAGGTGATTTAATACCTGCTACTGTTCTTGTTCCAACAGTAAATTGATTCTGTGACCAGTTCTTTCCTGACCTGTTATCTGGTTTAAAGTTTGTACCTGGTGGACAGAAGTCATTTTGTAAATCTTCATTAGTATCTAATACATCTAATACAGCAGACAATGCGTTCTTTGCTATGTCTTCGTTTCCACCTACCCACATTATTCGTGTATTAGGGTTTTTGCATATATGGTAAACAGCAAAGTGTATTAATAATTCAGTCTTTCCATGTCGTGGGGGTGACAGTATTAATAACTCTTTACCGTTCTTTATAGAATCAAGTATGTTATTTATCCAATTTACATGAAAGTCGGCAGTTTCATACTTCTTTCCAAGCTCGGTTCTGAAATAGCGTTGTCGGAAGGTAGAAAAATTTTTTAGTGAGGCCTTCGCATCTTCGGATAACTCCCAATCTTCTGCAGCTACTTCGTTTCTAGTATCTATCTTGTAGGCAGCAAGCATCCTGCTGACAGTAGCTGAAGTGCAACCAAGGAGGGAAGCTGCCTCAGCTACCGCCATATCGCCAGTTGCAACTTGTTCAGCCATTCCCTCACTTACGAAAGCTCGGTAATACTGTCCTCGTCTAACAGAAGCGTAGTCGCCTTCGTCAGACTTACGTTCTATATTAATAGGTTTTATGTCAACTGTCTTGTTGTGTGACTTATCTCTAGCAAATTGTCTTTTTTGACATGTACCTGAGCAAAATTTTGTTTGTCTTCCTTTTAATTTCTTCCTACAGCCCTCTGCGATACAGATTACGTTGGATATGGTATCTACCATTATTCACTAACTTCCTTTAGATGTTTGTATAGTGAGAATTATATGTTATAGTATTCAATATTACAAACACTAAACCCAACTATTTTATTACAGGTGAAGGTGCAATCGGGATGCAGAAAGCTGCTGATAGGTAAAACTATAACGTAGAAACGCAAAGGCAGTACCCAAGGGTCTAAGAAAAGGTTTAGTCAGAAGAAATAAAGTCTATGCCCGCTTACGCCCAGAATCATTGGGTCTTCCGGAATTACCAGCATATATTTCTAGACATACATATATAATTATAAAACCTTAGATTGACATATGGTAGTCATAAGTTTATGTATTGTGATTATTTATAGGTAGTACACATCTATATTGTACATAGTACAGTATCTGTCCTTCCGACTACGAAAGTCGGACAGATACAGTACAATATACACTGTTTTAAGTACGATATATAGTGATTTAACATACCTTTAGTCTTAAATGATATCTATATATAATAAACAATACCATTGAGTACTTACATAGCTTTTCCAACTAGATATATAACAGACTTTCTTCCTTCCGAATATGTCTTTCGGAAGAAAGTCTGATATATATAAAGTATGTATATCATCTGATAGAAAGGAAAATTATGTCAGAAAAAACTAGAAAAGCTATGGATAGTCCAATGGTTTGTGCTATCACTGGTAAATCACTTATATACTGGGACGAATGTACTCCAGTTAATTGGTACAGTAGAAAAGAAAGAAAGGTAGTTACTACTTTCCTTGCTTTAGATAACTCTGCACCAGAAGTTAAAGAGATGACAGATACTATCTCTGATACTATTAATGCGTTGTTTGAACTACATAAAACATCGCCTACTCATCCTTCCAATGTGAAGGCAGAGGCATCAGAAAGTGAAACTTCTGGTGTAGAAGTACAAGAGAAGGCTGAAACCTTCTAGTATATTCTTAGTATCTATCTACTTGTAGGTAGGTACTATAGAATATATCTATGTAGAAAGGATGTGATAATCATGGATAAATTCAAGAAAAAGAAGGTATGTAGAGTATGTTTACAACCTATTATTTTTTACGATGACGCTTGGTGGCGACAAAGTAAGAACGGCAAGGACTACCCATTAAATATTCACGATAGACAATGTCGTGTCCAAGTCATTATGAGTGGCGAGAATGAATGGAAAGTTAGTGCTAAAAATCTTAATGATATCACTCAGATGTCATTATTTAAATAATAAGAAAGGATAGTATGAATAATCTATTAAAGCTGGCATGGGTAGTGATAATACTCACTGCCATGAATTTATATTATTTATAAGTTGTCTATAGAAAGGAAAACAATGGACATAGTTAAACTAAAGAATGCATTGAAGGAACTAGGTTACTACCTAAGTGATACTCAAATGAATTCTATTAACTTAATGGTAAAAGGAGCGGTGATTGATTATAACAATGATAAAGCTGCGACTAGTACTAAGAAAGACCTGGAAGTTCTAGAACTGGAAGGTCTTGATAATACTAATAATGTTGATGAGTATGTCTTCGAAACAGAGGATGTACCTTTCTAGACGATTGAATAATCCTAACCACAAAGAGAGTATGAAAATAGTGGAAAGGATACTATGCAATCGGATAGTATGTATTGTCACGCATGTGACACTACTCACAACGCTGATTATATATATTTGCAATACCACAAATAAATATAATCTCTATCGTCTGCACTCTGCTTGACTATGCATCGGCAGAGTGCCGACTTTGGTTTTTTTTAAAGGAAGGAAATTAGTAAATGATAAGTAGCGATGAGATATTAAAAAGTATCGAAAAGTTAGAGAAACTACCTAAAGAAGAGGTAATAAAAGTAGTCCATTGGACATTAATAGATTTACATAATGCATGTAACTCTGAAAATTATAGTTCATTAGACCAAAAAGTTAAGAACTGGTGTGCAATGCTAGAAGAAGCTGTAATACATCAGATAAACAAGGCTGAGCGTAAGTATATTGGAAAGGAAGAAGAATAAATATGTCAGACATTAATACTATAGTTAAGAATCTACAAAGAAAGATAGAACTCATTGGAAATTTACAAATGACAATGGTTACACATCTTACTGAAAATGATAAAGAATTACAAATGAAAGTAATGGCTTCAATATTAGCCGTAGATAAATTCAGAGATGATTTTACTGAATGGCTTAATGGCGAAGAATATACTGAAACTCTTGGAGATAGAGGCTTTGGTGTAAAAGAAGCTGATGCAGTCAAAACATTTATGATTGACATCAACGAAAATATAGAACAATGGAAAAAGGAAGGTGATAAAGATGCCTAATTGGTGTTATAACACTATAGAAATTACTGGTAGTAAAGATAATATCAGTAAGTTATTAGATACTATTACTAATGATACTGATAAAGAATGTGTTCAGTATACATTAACTAATTGTATGCCAGTACCAAAAGAAATGGACGGATTACACGAAGGATTTAGAAAAATCGATAGTGTACAAGTAGATGTTTGGTACGAAGATGAAGACGGCCCTAGACCTATGATGGACATGGTAAAAGATGAACTCATGGAAAAATATGGTTCTTATAAACCAATTGAATGGCAGTATCGTAACTGGGGAACTAAATGGGGTGATTGTGATACTAGATTACTTAATCAATGCGATGAAGAATTAACAATTGCATTTGATAGTGCATGGGGACAACCATTCCTACTATTACAACATATTGCTACTGAATATGATGTACAAATAACTAATACATATGAAATAGAACTAGGTAATGGAGAAGGAGTATCTACCTACCCATGGCAACCAGAAGAAGACGAAGCAATTCGAGCTGGTTGGTCTGCTGATATGGATAGTTTAGAAAGGATAAGTGACGAGATTGGCAAAGATTGAAAAGAATGTTGATAAACTATGGGACATTGTAGGTGACATAGTTGAATCATTAGAATTACTACAAAAACAATTGACACATCACCATGATTTATTAAAAATCTTATCTGGTGTTGAAATAAACAAAGAACAGGAAGAATAATGGAAGCAATTAAATCACTTGAAATGATAGCTTTTATGAGCTGTCAAGAATGTATGAATGAACTACCTGATGATATGTCACCAAGAGAATATGGTAACTTAGAAATAGGTATTAATATAGATAATCAATTATTAATTGGATGTGTAAGACATGAGAAACATGTCGGTGCATTTACATTACATGAACAAGTGAATATGCAAGTTTTAGATAGAGGATGTGATTGTTGTGACTGAAGTTTATGAATATGTAGACGATAATATGAAGAGAGATGAAAATATACTAACAGTAGATTTTTTCTTTTCTTCTAATGTGAGTAAAGAACAAGCGATAGACTATATAGATGAACTAGTAACACTAGCTGATAACGATGGATATGAAAATTTTGTCGCACATGCACCTAGTATATTTACTAAATCACCATATTTAATTACCGATGAGTAATTGAAACGCAAGCATGCTATCTACATGTTGGTATATCACGCAAGTGATAATAAATATCAACTGTCTAGCAATAGACAACCGTATGTAGATAGCTAGGTATCTATTAGTAAGAGTATTAAAAACATATGCCCTGTTGTATACGACTGAAAGTAGGTACCTAGCTATTTATATGCCTTAGCGTGCTGAGGTTAGAATGGTGAAAGGAACTGAATAGAGGAGTCCCCTTCCTTTATTCAGCTTCCGACTATGCACAAAGCTGAATAAAGAAAGGAAATTATGAATGTTATTGAAGTCATAGAAAAATTAAATAAAGAATACGCAGTAGTAATTGCATATGCTGGATTTGATAGTCACGATGATAAAGGTCACTTCTTAAATGAAGAACCAGATGTATATAAAGTATTAGTTAAAGCTAGTACTAGTATGCAGGCTATCCAAGAAGCATATGAAACTGTTCAAAGTATTAGGGCAGAAATTATGACTGACTTTCTTAGTAATCATCCTATGTTGGATGGTAAGGATACAGTAACTGTAGCAGAAGTAGAGCATATCAGAGAAGAGACTCAAAAGCGAGGTATCTTTAGAGCATGGTTAGCTATAGAACCTACTTCTATTCAAGTGCATTTACTAGAAGATGAAGAACGATTGTTAGGAGTAACAATGGAAAACATCGAAGCAATGAAAGAAGATATCAGTGATGATGTTGCTGATTTCTTGAAAGGAAATGATGGATGAAATAAAGCCAGCTGTACCACCAGCCCCTTATAGCAATAGAAAAGGTAGACAACCTAGCTTATTAACTGATGATGTAGTTAAAAGATTACTAAATCAGCCAGAACAATGGTTCATAATAGGCGTAAGAGATAAGTGGATTAGTGGTGTTAAAGCAAATATAGAGTCAATGACTCAAAGAAATATATCTCATCTTGCTGAAAAAGGTAAGTTTGAGATACAACAAAGAAGAAATAGTTTAGATACTGTTGACATTTATTGTCGATATGTACCTAATCAAGAAGAAATAATAATATAGAAAGGAACAACATGTCAGAAATAGATTGTTGGAAATTAATACAATCTGTGCTAGGTAGGTCTAGAAGAGTGTTACTCTTCGGTCCCCCAGGTACAGGTAAAACATATAGTGCTGTAAAACAAGGCACACCATTAGACATTAACGGTAACGCTAATGTTTATCAAATAACCATGACAGAAGATACTGCTTCTGCTAACTTGGAAGGTTTTTACAAGCCAAGTAAGGACGGTAGTTTCGCATGGCATGACGGTATTGCAATACAAGCATGGCGTAATGGTGGTAGGTTAGTTATTAACGAAATTGACCACGCATCACCAGACGCAATGACATTCTTGCATGCCATTTTGGATGACCAAGACATAGCAATGTTGACATTAAACAATGACGAAAAGGAAACTGTAAGACCTGCAGAAGGTTTTCAAGTAGTTGCTACTACTAACAGTCCCCCGGAATCATTGCCACTTGCGTTGAAAGACAGATTTCCTGTTAAAATACATGTCGATACAATACATCCACAGGCAATGGAAAAATTCCCTGATGAATGGCACGAAGTAATACACGATACAACAATGGTAGACGACCCAGAAGAACGAATATCTGTTCGTGCTTGGTCTGAATTCTTTCAATTACAAGATGAAGGATTTACACCAGAAACTGCTGGTCGTTTAGTATTCGGTCATAAGTCTGAAGAATTAGTTGATGCTATTACATTAAGTAGAGCTGATGACTAACGAACCTAAAGCCTACCCATATCCACAAATTGTCACAAAAGATGATTCGTGGCATGTGATGGAAACCACAGAACAGGACCCACAACCTAGAACAGATAATTTGAATAGACAAATGTATGTTCCTATGGATAGGGCTTGTGAATATTGTGGTATCAATCATAGTCGCATGATTAGAAGACATGAACTTGGTCACGCCAAGTGGAGTCCGAAAACTATGGGTAAGCTACTTAGGGGTACAAGAAGTGATGCTGTTGAAGCACTAGAAGAAGTAAGAATTAATTACTTACTTACTGCTAAAGCTAAATTAGATATGGATAGTTGGATGTTATGTAAAGATAAACTTGACATGGACATACAACAATTAATATATAATGGTTCAATAGCAGATGCAATATTATATCTATTAGCATCTTATTCTGTTGTTGCAGAAAGATATGGTCATTCAGATAGTCCACACTTTGCACATGTAAAAGAAAAATTTAGAGATGCTATTGATAGTGAACTTAATAATTTATCTGATTTAAGGAAATCAGAATTAAATTATGCTATGGGTATAGCTAATAAATTTCAACATGATTTATTAAGTCATAGATATAATCAAATACCTAGTTATCGTAAAGTACAGAAGCTAGCTGAAAAGTTATCTTTTATTCTTAATCAGTTTATTGATAAACCGAAACCTGAAGATGTTATTAAACCAGCACCACAACCTAGTAGTGGTGGTGAAGGTGAAGAAGGTAAAGGTGAAGAGTCAACTGAAGGTGAGTCTGAAGGACAAACAACTTTAGAAGATACTGTTTCTACTCTTGAAAAGAGAATGCGTGGTGATTTAATAGAAAAAATGAACTACTCATCTAGTACTGGTATAGGTAAGTGGGGAGAAATGAAGATACATAATCCCCCAATGACCGTTAACTTACAAGGACGATTAAAGAACTCTAGAAACTACAGACCTATGGACTATGGAGTTAATCCAAAGTATATGAATAGGTGGTGTGTTGATAAGAAAGTATTTAAACAAAAACAGAATGTTAAAGGTGGCACAATATTAATTGATGCTTCTGGTTCTATGTCCTTTTCAGGTGAAGACATACTAGAAATTATGCAGTTATTACCTGCTGTTAACATAGCTATGTATAACGGTAGTCATTTAACTGGTGATTTACATATCATTGCCAAGAATGGTATGAGAGTAAGTGAACAATATATGGATGACCATAGTGGTGCTGGTAATGTCATAGACGGTCCAGCATTAGAATGGTTGGCAACTATGCCAGCTAGGCGTATATGGGTATCTGATATGTATGTGTTCGGAGCATACGGTGCAACTGATGGTTACAATTTGTTGAAAGAATGTTATGACTTATGTACTAAACATAAGATTATAAATCTAAAAGATATAGATGAAGTAAAGGAGCATGCATTAAAACTAAATGTAGTATAGTGGTATGGAATAAAGTAGTACAATACATTCGTACGCTAGTGTTCCTTTCCACTAGTTAAGCTATATTCAGTGGAAGAATAGAGTGCAAGGAGAACTTGCAACGGGTATACTTCAAATGTCAACAATCAACCTATAGTGAACACTTCCACACATACCTACTAAAAGTATTAACAGCCGGATGGCAATAGCGATGAAGCGATACGAACTAGTTTCTAAGTGAGGGAGAAGCGAAGAGCGGCTGCCAGTAGGGCTGTTAAAGTCGAAATCTTTTGGAAAAGGTGGAGCGAAGAAATTACAAGAAGGCAGTTCGTGCCGTGTATAAAAATAAAATTTCTGGAGAGAAGACTTTGAGAAAAGATGAGGAACAAATAGAAAGGTAATTATGTAGTATGGCATAAAACCGATTGTAATCGGGAGTGCGACCATGAGACAGCTTGGCACTGTATAAAGTGGTCACCGGATGTGCGTGATATATTTAGTAGCTGTACCGAGGTATCCCTACTATTAAACCGTGACATCAGCCTTTTGCTAGTAGGCAAGTAGAATTGATAGCATTCACTCCCGGCAATTAGGTCCTTTACATTTATATAAATGAATGTAGAATGAATCGTATGAAAGATATCAAAAAACTTCTTGAAGAGGCTGAAACAGGTAAGACTAGTTCAGTATCTGAAAGAATCACAGAAGAAGCTATGCCTTTCTGGGAAGGCTGTATCGAAAGATTAAAAGCTGGTAGGAAAGTAAAACCTTACACAGTACACAGACTATTACGAGAAGAGTATGGCGTTCGAATATCAGAATCCGCTATAAGAAATTATTTTATACGGGTCGTTGAAGATGAGTAAAAAGAAATCTAGCGACAAAGTAGATAAGCTTATAGCAGAAGCTGAATCAAGTAAAATCCAAGAGCTTAAAGCAGATAATCTAAGGTTACTTAGGCAGTTAGACAAAGCCAAAAATAAGAAAGCCGATTTGATTGAAGCTGTATATCAAGCAGTAAATACCAACCTTCGTACATGGGACAAACCTAATATCCCTAAACCTACATTGCATAAGCGCAATAAGAATGAAGAAGTAGCGGTAGCAATACTATCAGATGTACAGTTAGCTAAAGTAACACCGGATTATAACACACAAGTAGCTGAGGAAAGAGTCGTAGAGTACGCACATAAGATAGTAGAACTAGCTTCAGTGCAGCGTCACTCTCATCCAGTAAACAAGTGTGTAGTACTAGCTGCAGGTGATATTGTAGAAGGAGAGCTTATATTCCCTGGTCAAACACATCTAATAGACGAGAGTCTATATAACCAAGTGACAATAGATGGACCAAGAATATTGACACAATTCTTTGACATATTACTTGCTAATTTTAATGAAGTAGAAGTACATTGGGTGATAGGTAACCACGGTTCCCTTGGAGGG